GTTTATAGCTGAAAACGATTCATTGATAGAGTTTGACTTTGATGCATATCACTTGAGATTGATTGCTGACTTGGTTGATTATGATTTTGGTAAAGATTCAGTACATCAACACCTTGCAGATTTCTATGGTTCAACATATGAAGAATCTAAACAAATATCATTTAAATTACTTTATGGGGGAATAACAAAGGAAATAAGAGAAAAAGTACCTTTTTTCAATAAAGTACATACTTATATAAATAAGAAATGGAATGAAATAAATACTCATAATTGTGTTTATACTGATATTTATAGACGGAAACTATTATTTAAGAACTATGAAGATATGAATAGAAATAAAGTTTTTAACTATTTAATTCAGGCTTATGAGACTGAATCTAATATTAAGAAGATTTTATTAATTCAAGACTATTTATTAGGGAAGAAGACAAAATTGGTTTTATATGGATATGATAGTTTCCTATTTGACTTTTCTAACCAAGATGGAGTGGAAACTTTGAAAGAAATAAAATCAATTTTAGAAGAAAACAAACATTACACCAAATCCAAAATGGGTTTAAATTATGGTGAAATGCAAGACATTACAAAGAGGTTATAAGTATGGATTTAATCGAAGAATTTTTAGATGATATATTAACAGATTGGGCATATCGTGTTCACGATGGAATGCCTAACCCAAAAAACTCAAAACATCTCAAAGAACTACATTTAACTTTAATGGATTATGATATTCCAAATGACATTATATATGAAGTTATTCAAAATTTAGTCATCAATGAGGATGGTGGACTTTCAGATAAAGAAAAAGAAAAAGCTAAGAAAATGAATTTAGTTCATCTTGGAAAAGGTGCTTATGGAAAAGAAGGTGGTGAAGCTTCACATCAAGCTGTAGATGGAAAATTAGTTGCAAAAGGTGATAAGGAAGAACCTGAAAAAGAAACCAAACCACCTATGAAAATTGATGCTAATCCATTTGATGATAAAGAAAACAAAGATTCAAAAGGAAAAAATATAAGTGATAAAAGTCAAAAAATAGTTGGTGATTTTGATACAAGAATTACTAAAAATAATGAATTTTTAAGTGGTGATAAAAAACAATTGGTAAAAAAAGTATCAGAAAAAATAAAAGTTCTATATGATGAAGATGCAACATCCGAACAACAAAAAGAAGCCGCTCAATGGGTTGTTGATAATGCTGGTTTTTCAGCTAATGAAATACCATCAACAGGAAAAAGAAAAGCTTATCTTAATAAATTAGGTGGTGATAGAAAGATACTTGGAAATGGAACAACAAATACAGAAAATTTAGTTAAAAAAGTAGAATCATTAGTTGGTAAATTGAAAACATTTGATTCTAAGGGTACAAAACAAGGATTCACCACAGCTGCTAAACCTGATTTAGGTAATGAAAATATTGTTAAACCAAAAGACGATGAAAGAGTAGCTGAATATTTTTCTAATCATCCAATATTGCAAAAAATAAGAGGTGGGTTACATGGTATATTTGGAGTTAAAGGTGATGATGGTAATATTAAAATGCCAAGTAGTGAACACTCAAAAGATTATTTAAGTCAAAGTTTTAATAATCCAGCTCTTCAGAATACAATAGATTTTGCTAAAAAACAAACTCAAGAAGGTAATGTTGATGAAAAAGTTGTTACATCATTAGAAAGTCACCAAAATAATTTAAAAAATATTTTAAAAAGTTATGAAATACCAAGTGAAGAAGCTCAACAAGCTATAGCTGATAGTTATAATGATTTAATGGTTGGGTTACATAAATCTGATTCTGATATTGCTAATTCGATTATGAAACAAATTGCTGAGAATAATTTATATGAACAAGAATTAGCTGCTGGTGAAGAAGTTTATTTACCATCTGCTGGTAACTTTCCAGCTGGAGATAAAATAAAAGGTGGAACTACTGAAAGAGTTGCATTGGTTAGTTGTAAATTTGGTAAAGCTGGTAGGATATATGGTTGTCCTGCTAATTCTAAAACAATTTGTGAATTACATCCAGATGAAAGTAAACAAAATAATCAAGGACAATATCTTGGTGAAAAAGGACATACATTAGTTATCAATGATAATCTAATCAAAGGTAAAAGTAAAGTAGAAACTAAAGAAAAAACAAAAGGATTTATTGAAAAGACATTAAAAGAAGTTAATTTGGGTGATACATTTTCAGATGAAGAAACAACGGAAATAGCAAATATTACAGCTGACTATATGGAAGAAATTGATAATATAAAAAAAGAATTAAGTAGTATAGATTTTCCAAATGAAGGTTCTAAATGGAAAGAGTTTAGTAAAAGAGTAAAGGTAATTGAAAGTGATTATAAAAAAAGAATGGGTAAAGTTGTTACTAAAGAACATGCAGCTACTTTGATAGGTGAAAATAATGCTGGAAATTTAGTTCAAACGGGTGGTGTTAAAGTTGAGGCACTTATGTCAACCATTGAAATTGCAAATAATATTAGAACAAATACATCTTTAAATGAGTTGGAACATAACAAACAATATTATGATGAAAATGGAAAACCAAAATTTGTTACGGATAAAGGTAATCAAAATCCTGATGACTATTCAATAACATTTAGAACTAAAAGAACTCCTGGTAGAACTGGTGGTGGTTGTCAATTATCATTTACAGGTGATGGGAAGACACCAAATACAAGTTTAAATAAAGATGGTAGTGTTACAGATTCACAAACTGGTGAGGAAATAGAAGCGTAATGAAATCTCAACTACTATGTACATTTACAACAAAAAATAATCTTGATAATACCATCAAGAAAATCACAGATGCCTATTCAATTGTATTTAATAAAGTGTATGTATTACAAAATGAAAACAATGTGAATGAATTAATTTGTACATACAATGTAGATACTCAAGGTGGTGTGGATTACAATAAAGTAGAGGGAACTATTTCACTACATAGAAAAAAACATTCCAATACATTGTATACCATCAATGCATTAAATGAATGTATAAAGAATTTAAACAATGGTGTTATGGATTCTAAATTTATAATGCCGTGGGAAAACTTTAAAAATATGTTATTAATAACAAATTCAGATGGATTAAATAGAATCAATACAAGAATATTCAAAATAGAAAAAGTCTAAAATGGAGAAACAGGTTATGGAAAAGAAAGAATCAACATTATATTACTTTTATTCAATTGGTTGTGCTTATTGTAATAAAGTAGAGCCGATTGTAGATGAACTTAATTCAAAAGGTTATGAAATTCAAAAAATTGATATATCAGATAGTCAAAACAGATTATTTAAACATGAAATTGAAACAAAATTTAAATTTAAATGTGGAACGCCGTGGTTAATTGACTCTGAAACAGGTAATTCAATATGTGGTTGGAAAGATGAAGAAACAATAAAAAAATGGGCAGATGGGGAAAAAATACCTAATCCACCTACACCTAAAGGGGATGCGCCGAAACTACCAACAGATTTTTTTGATGAGTCACAAGTTAAACTATTTACAAAAAAATATAAAACATGGGCAAAAAAAAATACACACTTACATGGATTACAAACTTCTGAAGAAATTATTAATAAATTTAGAAATGGTATTACACAAAGAAAAAATCAAAAACAATCTTTAGATGGTAGAGTAACATCAATTGAAGAAAAATTAGATAGGTTGATGAATCATCTCGAAGTTAAATGAGTTTTAAGTTTAAACCAAAAGTAACAGTTGATAGGGAAGCTACCAACGAAGAATTACAGAATATAGAAAAATCAGAACAGATGTTAAAGGACGAAAAGAAACTTCCTCCAACATCTCAAATGGTTCGAGACTTAGCTGTTACTCATTGGAAGAGTTTGAAAGCCTTTATGAGGGGAAAGCATGTGATTGTTCCTCAAGAGGTAGCAGAAGAAAGATGGGATGAATGTATTAAATGTGATAGGTTATTATATGATGAAATTAATCCCGATACAGATAAGAAAGATGGACGATGTATAGAGTGTGGTTGTTTTATGAATGTTAAAACTCACTACGCTACAGCAGAGTGTCCAATTGATAAATGGAAAAAATTTGAAAAAAAATAAAAAAAAGCTTGTATAGAAACAAAATTATTCGTATATTTATGTACGAGTATAAAATAGGTTATATGGTTATATGGAATAACCATAAACAATAAACGATAAAAGATAAAACACAGGAGAAATACAAATGGATATAGATGCTATAAAATCCAAACTAGCAACATTACAATCAACTTCAAATACAAAAGATAACTTTTGGAAACCTGAACCAGGTAAACAAGTTGTTCGTGTTGTTCCTTACAAACATAATAAAGATAACCCATTTATTGAGTTATTCTTTCATTATAACTTAGGTAATAATAAAACTTACCTATCACCTCTTTCATTTGGAAGACCAGACCCAGTAGCTGAATTTGCTGACAAACTTAAATCAACAGGTAATAAAGACGAATGGATTCAAGGCAAAAGACTTGAACCTAAAATGAGAACTTTTGCACCCGTTGTAGTTCGTGGTAAAGAATCAGAAGGTGTAAAATTTTGGGGATTCGGTAAAACTGTATATCAAGAACTTCTTGGTGTAATTGCTGATCCTGATTATGGTGACATCACAGATGCTACTAATGGTAGAGATATTGGTATTGAAAGACAGACTCCCGCAGAGGCTGGAAATCAATATGGTAAAACTACTGTAAGGGTTAAACCAAATCAGACTCCAATTACT